CGTCGCCGCCGCTTGGGCCGCCCTTCTACGGATTCGCAATGTCTGACCGGCCACGGTGTCAGTGCGGCGAGCAACTGCGGACGCGGTCCAGCCGGCCATGCGGCGACGAGCAGTTGCGGTACTTGCGCTGTCCGAAGTGCGGCGCTCGCGCTCGCGTGTTTGTGCGCACAACACAAACCGCTCCGCAGTTCTGCAAGGGAAGCCACCGTCGCCCGTAGCGTGGACTCCACGGCAATCACGCCGCTGGAGAACACGCACATGGATCGCCTGTCCACGCTTCGCGCCGAGGCCGCCGAGGTCGCCACACGTCTCGAGTCGCTGACCGCCCTCGACACCGCCGACAACCAGGCCGACACGGCCGCCCGCGAGCTCGAGCTCAAGGGACTTACCGAACGGGCCACCAAGCTCGCCGGCGAGATCGACTTTGAGGTGAAGGTGGTCGAGTCGGCCAAGAACCTCCGCAGCGTGACCGAGCGTTCCAGCCCGGCCCCCGAGGTGCGTGAGGAGCGGGCCGCGATCCGCCCGATCCGCGACAGCCGGAAGCTCAAGGCGTTCGCCTCGCACGAGGACGCCTACCGCGTCGGCAAGTGGCTCCAGGCCACCTACACCGGCGACGCCGAGGCGAAGCGGTGGTGCAACGACCACGGCGTCGAGGCCCGTGCGATGGCCGAGGGCGTCAACTCGGCCGGCGGGTTTGCCGTGCCCGAGGAGCTGTCGGCCACCATCATCCGCAACGTCGAGACGTACGGCGTGGCCCCGACGGCCCTTCAGAACTTCACCATGCAGTCCGACACGCTGCTGATCCCGAAGCGGATCTCGGGCGTGACGGGCGCGTGGCTCGGCGAGAACGCCGAGATGTCCTACAGCGACATGACCGGCACGCAGGTGCAGCTCGTCGCCCAGAAGTTCGGCGTGGCCACGAAGGTCTCAAACGAGCTGTGGGCGGACGGCATCGGCATCGCCGATCTGATCGCCAGCGAGCACGCCCTGGCCGTGGCCAAGGCGCTGGACGAGGCGGCTTTCGTCGGCACGGGCACCAGCTCGTACGGCGGCCATCACGGCGTCGCGGTCAAGATCGACAGCGGTTCCTACACCGCCTCGGTCGTGACGGCGGCCTCGGGCAACAACTCCTTCGAGACGCTCGACAAGGAGGACTTCCTGTCGGTCATGGCGAAGTGCCCGCGGTACGCCCTTCCCAACGCCGCGTGGTACATCTCGCCGGCTGGCTATCACGCCGCGATGCAGCGACTGGATCTCGCCCAGGGCGGCAGTGTGAGCGTGTCGCAGGGCTTCGGGCTCACATTTATGGGATACCGAGTGGTTCTCGTGCACGTGATGAACAGCACGCTCGGCACCGACGCGGCGAAGATCAAGTGCCTCTTTGGCGACATGGCCATGGCGGGTGCTCTTGGCGTCCGCCAGGGCTACGCCCTCCGCGTCAGCCAGGAGCGGCTGGTCGAGTATGACCAGACCTTGGTCACCGGCGTCGTCCGCGCCACGGCCGTGTTCCACTCGCTCGGCTCGACCTCGGAGGTCGGCCCGGTGATCGCTCTCAAGACCAACACCTGATTCACGCCACCTTCCCAGGAGTAACTGACCCATGGCGATTCCCGCTGCAATGACCAAGACGGTGGCGGCCGGCAAGGCGAGCGTGTTCACCTCGTCCCAGACCTGCACGCTGACGATTGACACGCTCGGCTTCGACCACGCCTCCATCGACGTGATCGGTGGCCCGGCGGCCTCGACCTCGGCCGTGTTCCAGACGCTGACGCTTCAGGACTGCGACACCGAGAACGGCACGTACACCAACGTGACCGGTTTCACGGGCGACCTGAAGCCGGCCATCTATGCTGGGCAGACGGCCGTGACCGCCATGACGGTCAGCCGCCTTGAGGTGGACTGCCGCGGCAAGAAGCGGTACGTGCAGGTGAAGGCGTCGCCCAACACCGACACGGTGATCGTGGTGGCGGCCCGTCTCAGCAAGGCTGAAGAGGGCCCGTACGACGCGACCAGCAAGGGCGTGCGGCTGAACACGGCCGGCTGACGCTTGACAGCCTGAGCATTCTGAACGGCTGGCAGGGCATTCGCTCTGTCAGCCGTTCTCGTTTTGGAGTTGCTCATGCTGGTCACGGTCGGGCACACGCAGGTGGACGTGCGAGTCGAGGCAGTTCTCAGCCTGCCTCGCCTGGGCTTCAACGACAATTTCTTCACGTGGAGCCAGGCGTTGATGCCGCTCGGCATCCGGCCCACCAAGGTCAGCGGGGCGTTTTGGGGGCAGTGCCTCACCCGTGTCTTTGAGCAGTTCATCGACAAGTGCGAATACCTGCTCACCATCGACTACGACACGTTCTTCACCCGCGACGACATTGAGAAGCTTTTCGCCATGGCGATGACCTTCCAGTGCGACGCGCTGACCGGGCTGCAAACCACGCGCGAGGACGGCCGGCCGATGCTGACGCTGCCGGGCACGCTGGAGAATCCGCCGGAAGACGGCAAGACGACGCTGCCCATGTCGTGGTTCGCCGAGCCCGTGCAGGAGGTGGACACGGCCCATTTCGGCTGCACCGTCATCTCAACGGCCGCCCTGAAGCGGTGCAAAAAGCCGTGGTTCTTTTCGCGGCCCGCCCCTGACGGGACGTGGAACGACGGCCGGCTCGATGATGACATCTGGTTCTGGAAGAACTGGCGCGAGAGCGGCAACAAAGTCCACATCACCCCGCGCGTCGTCTTGGGCCACGGCGAGTACATGGTGACGTGGCCGGGGCGTGATTTCACAAGGCCCGTGCACCAGTACGCCACGGACTTCTGCACCAACTTGAAGCGGCCCGAAACTGCATGGAGCGCGCCTGAATAATGAGAATTAGGATGCTGATGTCGTTTCGCCACTACAAGCGCGGGGCTGTCCTGCCTGACGTGCCAGACGGCATGGCGAACGACTGGATACGCCGCGGCATCGCCGTCGAGGACAAGCAGGGCGACCTGATTGAGACGGCCGCCGTCGAGCACCAGGCCGAGACGGCCGACGCTACGCCACGCAAACGAGGACGACGTGCGGTATCGAAGCCTGACGCGAACGACGCAGCCAGCGGTTGAGCCGGTCACGGTGGCCGAGGCGAAGGCCCACTGCCGAGTGGACACGTCTGACGACGACACCTACATCGGCACGCTCATCACGGCGGCCCGCCAGTGGGTGGAGGAGTACCTTGACCGCACGCTGGTCAACACGCAGTGGACGGTGCGGCTGGATCACTTTCCATACGAGATTGAGCTGCCAAGGCCGCCGATCTCCAGCGCCGGCACCACCACTGCCGTAACGCTCACGTACACGCTGGGCGATGAATCCACGGCCACGCTGTCGGCGACCGAGTACCGCGTTGACCGCAACAGCACGCCCGGCGTGGTGCGACAGCTGCGAAGCGGGACGTGGCCAGCCAACTTGGACGACTACAACGCCGTCACTGTGACGTGGTGGGGCGGGTACGGGGCAACCGGCTCGAGCGTCCCGGCGGCGATCCGGCACGCCATCTTGATGCTTGTGGCCCACTGGTACGAAACGCGGCAGGCGACCGTAGCCACCGGGGCCGTGCCGCAAGACGTGCCATTTGGCGTCAAGTCGCTCTTGGACTCGCAGCGCTGGGGTAGCTACGCATGAGCATTGAAGGCACGATCACTGTGTCGGCGTTGTTCCACGACAAGGACGGCACGACGGCCATGAAGGTCGTGTCGCTGCGGTCGAGCAACGAATACACGACTGGGAAGGTGGCTATCATCACCGGGACTGCTGGGACGGCGCAGACAACGATTGCGACGGACGGCGTGTACCGTGACGCAGAAGGGTCGCTCGTCACGATCACCGAGCCGCTGAGAGTGTTGTTTGCATGGAATCGGTCAGGAGGTCGCACGCTGGAGTTGGTGGACTTTGATGATTTTGCATTTGCGCGAATCGCGTCGCGTGACAGCCAAGTTGCGGCAACCGTGGGCACGAGCATTCAAGAGTTCAGGTTGCGAGCGTCCAACAACAACACCGGCACCTACACCATCGTGCTGTACGGCGCATGATCGACCCCGGCAAACTCCGCGAGCGGGTGACAGTGCAGCAGGCGTCCGAGTCGCGGAACGCCATGGGCGAGACGGTGCTGGCCTGGGCGGACCTGACGACGGTCTGGGCCAGCGTCGATGGAGTCAGCTCGCGTGAAGCCATTGATGCCGGGCAGCAGGAGGTG